TTAAACAGAGACACTCTGAACAAAATCAACATAGTTAATGGTATAGTCCGGCTTTAGGTGAATTTGCCGGATAATATTACGCCAGAAAGTCCGTCGGTTTTCTTCGGCTAGAGAATGGTAGATGGCAAGGAAATCTTTTTGAAGAAGTGATTCTACGGAGGAATAATCGCTTTCCGGCTCTATGATAATAGCTTTTAAGCCGTTTTTTTCAGATTCAAGAGCATCGTATTCTTTGCTATAATAGTCCCAGGTGATACGGTCTTTCTGAAAGAGAAGATTAAGCCGGGACATTTCTTTTTCGATTTGTTCCTCTGTGCGAACTTTTGGCTTTTGTTTGTTTTTCTTTTGAATCTCATCCACACGAATCTTATATTCCTCGAACTCTCTTTCCAGGTTTTCAAGCAGATATGTTTCTATAAGATTCTGGCTTACTTTGTGCCTGTTCGTGCAGATTCGGTCAATCATAGCACGATTACAACGGTAGTAGCAGTAATCTCGTTTTTCACCGGTCTTGCGATTGATAATTGACCGACAGCCAGTACCGGCCAGAATCTGTCCACATTCCGGGCAGCGGATCATCCCAGTGAAATAATAGATTCGTCCGGATGGTGTATTTTTAATGTTCTTTTTGCTGATTTTCTGCAAACGTGCCCATCGTACTTCAGAAACATAGGAAGGACAATATGGGATTCCTCGGTACGTTCCTTTGTAAAACTCGCTTGAGAGCATGGTACGAAGGCAACTGTAAGAAAAGGAAGGATCGTAATGGCTTTGTATGTAACGCAGCGTAGCTTGTTTTCCCTGATGTTTTTCAAAGTAATCAAAGAAAGCGTTCACTAGCTCTTCCTGATCAGGATCTTTCACCATGCATTTTTGGCCGTTTACCACACCGATCTTATATCCCCTTGGCATATTGGCCTCTCCAAAGATGACCTTCTTCTGACGGATCGAAGCTTCATTTACAAATTTGATACGCTCAGAAGTCGTATCGACTTCATTTTGTCCGATCGACAGTACGACATTCAACTGTAGACGACCGTCACGGGTTTCCATATTGATTCCTGGTTCAGATGCAGAAATCCAGTAAACCTTATATTCATCTAGGATGTCCTGTACCTTGTAGAAATCGGACATGTTACGGAACCAGCGATCCAGACGCCAGAAGAGGATTACATCAATTTTACCAGCTTTGACATCCTCCAGGAGGGCATGAATCGCTTTCCGCTTTTTCAGCTCTTTCCTGGCTGTCTTACCTTCATCTGCATAGACTCCGACAGGAATCATCCCATGATCCTTTGCATAAGAAGTGAGATAATCTTTTTGAGCCTCAAGTGATTTTCCATGTACGAGCTGCTCTGATGTGGATACACGAATGTAAATAGCGCAGCGTTTGATTTTTTCAGACACGGTATCATCTCCTTTATGTAATTGTATAATAATAACAGCCAAAACAGAACAAAAGTTCTGGATTGTAAGGCTGTTCCGAAGATGATACAATATTTTTGACTTAATATACGCATATCTTCGGATATGTATCCCGTCCTGGTGTTGGCGCGCCGGGGCGGTTTTTCTTTAACGTAAAAGACCCCGTATTGCTACGAGGTCTTCACATAATAAACTTATATCTTCTTTGATGCCCCTAGGGCGATATTTAGAAAAGAGTTCTCTTTTCTGTTAGTTTATTATAGTTCATATTATGCCCGTAGTCAATAAAAATATTCTAGTTTTTTATAATAAATTATCAGAAGATATATAAATCTTGCACTTTTTGATTGATTTTTTTCATGTTGTCTTCTGATAAAGAAATGCCAGCAAGAACGCCTTTCAAGTTTCTTGGATCAAAAATTCGCATTTTACTAATGGTGGTAATTTGATTTACAAGAGCAACACTTCCTTCTTTCATTCTAGAAATTTCAAGTCCTATTTTTTCAAGATAGTCTTGTTGTTCTTTATTATGCTGACTTTTTTCTTCCCAAATGGCTTGAAGTTTTTTTGCAGTTTCTAGATGACCTTTTGCAATTAGAAGCTTTTGATCGAACTCATCTGATTCCTTATCGCATTGTTCTAGTTCCTCAACGGATTTTCTGGAAAGAGCCAACATAGAGTCAAAAAGTGAAAGAGTTTCTTCGATTTCTTGCTGCTCTTCTTTCAATGCTTTATCAATAGTATCGTATTTTAATTTTAATAGACGATAAATATCATTTCCAAGATTAACACTGTTTGAGTGGAGAGTACGATTTTCTCTGGCTGATGTAAGTGGAATCACTGTAACTACAGGAGAATTATGCGCATTTTTATTATCAAGAACGACTCCGTAATGTAAACCACCATATTCACTTCCGATATTAAAACCAAATTGTATTTTGACAATGTTTCCGCGTTTATACGCTATGTTACGAGTAGGTTCAAATTTCTCTTCAAAATTAATCAGCCGAACATAATCTTTTATCCAATACGACAATAGATTGGCTTTTTTTAAATGATTTCCTGCTGGATCGTTGATAAATCCTTCCAGCATCATATTCAGAGACTTGATAGCTTCTTTTTTATTTTGGATAATGTCATCTTTTGTGTATTCTTTTGACACATGACCATCTCCTTTCTTTTGTTTCCCGACAACTATGAAGTAGCGCCGGGGCGGTTTTTTATAAAGTATCTGAAATACAGATTTTCAAATCCTCAAAGATTCCGACTTGTATCGTATCGGAAAAGGTATACTCTGACGTATCCTCTGATTCAAAATTGTAAACTGTAACCCTGTCTTTTTCAGGGTCTACAATCCAATATTCCCGTACTTTAGCCGTACGGTATTTGAAAAGCTTCGTGTAGTAGTCCATGCGTCGGCTTCCAGGTGATACAATTTCTATGATCCAGTCCGGCGCGCCGTTACAGCCCTTATCTGTAAGCTTCTCAGGAGAACAAATCACGCTTATATCCGGTTCCACGTATGTTTTATCATTTTCGTTCAGAAAAACAGCAAACGGGGCAATATATGGCTTACAGGAACCACCTTTTTTCTTGATGTATTCTCGTATTACTCCAGCAAGCTCCAATAAGAATTCCTGATGTTTACGGCTTGGCGGCGCCATATAGTAAATATTGCCGTCAATCAGTTCTGCCCGTTCCCCCTCTGGAAGTGCATAGATATCATCAATAGTAAAATGGCTTTCTTTTGGTAATGGCATGAAAAACTCTCCTTTCTTGTTGATGTTCTGATGTAGCGTTTTATATTATTATAACTATGTGTACTTCCAAGGTACTTTCCTAATGGTGACAAGAAAAGATACTTGGTTAGATCATATCTTCAACGATGTCCCAAAAATCAATCTCATTAACGATTGTAAGGAGTTGTCCCACTTTTCGACGGTTAAGTGCATCTTCAATTTTTCTGCCATAACATGAAAAAGCCCAACAAGGATTCCCATTATTTCCAACAATTAAATAACGAGTTTGATTCGTAATATTATTATTGTATTTTCCACCAAGAGAAACGATTAGGTCAGCAATTTCTTTTCTTTTAGCTTTAACTGATTGACCGGTGAAACAGAATTGGTTTCCGGCAAAATCCATCTCTTGACAAGTAGCACAAATACATTTGACATTGTATTTTTCCTTTAATTGTTGTATCTCTAAGGCATTAAGATTGTAAGAAGATTTAAGATCTACAAAATTACTTAAAAATGCTTTTAATGTATTACGTTCGTCCGATGTTACAACTTTATCATTTAGGATGGAAAGTAATAAGCTTTCAATTTCGTCAAACGGATAAGATCCAGAAAGAAAATCGTTTGCGGTTGTCCATTTTTTTAACATATGGATCTCGTCATCAGTAATTTGATTATCAGCTAAAATCCCATGAATCATACCGTTAAGAAATTGTAGTGATGATGTAACTAAGTCATAATAATCGGCATCTGAGATAAAATTATTACAAAGCCAGATAATATCTTTAGATTCATCTTCGGTAATAATTCCATCCTCGTAAACTGACTGAAGTAATGGGATAAGTTCGCTAAAAGGGTGACGGTCAATTAAGTTAGCATGGCATAAACACCAATGGCTTAATTCATTTATTTCATCTTCGCTTATTTGACGATCCGTAGTAATTCCGGCGACAATTCCATGTAAAGTGTTCACCGCTTTGTGAAGTTCTGCGGGAGTTGTATACATACGATACTCATTTAATTCTTTTGTTTTTTGCATAAAATATTTACGCCTCTCTTTCTCTTTTTTTGAGAAAACCCAAACCATTTATATAATCGCCTATGCGGTTATACTTTATTTATGTGCAGCTTTTTCAATCTCTTGCACATCACTCTTTCCAAAATCAAAATTCTTGATATGAGACAGTGCGTGTTTAATAGCACTCATCCGTTTGCTTTCGCATAAATTCTTATTCACGAAAATGGTATATGATCCATCTTCATTTTCGGTAACAGCTTCATTTACTGTCATTCCATCTAATAAATATACTTGATAATCAAAACTCATTTTCCCCACGTTCTTTCTTCTTCAATGCCATAAGCATATCATAAGTAGTTTTTAAATCCTCTGGTGAGGCATCTTTTGCCGCATCGAACAGCACACGTAAATTTCTGTTTCCAAATAAGGTCTGAGCCATTTCTGCGGTTTCTTCATTAAGGTAGTATCTTTCCCCTCCCTCTTTTTCTTCTCCGGTCATTAAGTATTCAATGGAAACTCCGAAAAAATCTGCTATTTTTTGCAACTTATCTTGTTTCGGGGTATACCTCCCCGCTTTCCAGTTGCTAATTGAAGCAGTAGTTATTCCTGTTTCTTTGCAAACACGGTAAGGTGTTACGCCATTTTCAGCACATAGTTTTTCAAAAATTTCATACATATACAGCACCTCAAAATAAGTTTGAAAAATAAGCTAAAAGGTGTTGACAGGCTTTGGAATCGATGCTAATATATACACATAGCTTTGATACCGAAGCTAAAAAACCTAATAGCTCTGGTTTCTTATATAACTTTGATTGACACCTTAATTATATTTGAAACCTTAGCTAATGTCAATACATTTTTGAAAGGGGGCAATAGATTGTTTTCGTATAAAAAATATGCAGATTTGAGGAACAAAAAAGGAGTTACGGATTATGAAGTATCTAAAAACACTGGTGTTCCAACATCAACGTTATCTAACTGGAAAGCAGGAAGATACGCGCCAAAGGCTGATAAAATAAACTCCTTAGCCGACTACTTCGGCGTCACTATTGAGTATTTTATGGAGTAAGGAGGAGAGTGATAGAGATGTACATACATGAAGCTGTAAGGGAAGCAATGAAGATAAATGGAATAATCTTCCGAAAATCTATGAGAAGAACTGAATCAGAAATATTCGCTGTGATCAAACCATCAAATAGTTATGAAACGTGTCAACTGATTATAAGCAGATATGGAAAAGCGGAAAGAGCCGCGAGGTCATGGAATCCAACAGCAGATGACCTCACGGCTGATGATTGGAACTATTCAGGGGATGAACTTTGAAATAAAGTCTGCAAGGAAGATAAGAGCAATCTAAGGAGGTGTGAAAGCATGGATTATGAAAAGTTTAGATTACAAGTACGAGATTTAGCTACCAAAGCGTACAAAGATTTGAAAGAAGAATCAAAAGATTACGGGGAATTGCGACAAAAGTGCAAAAAATACTGTACCGGACTTTTATACAGAGACAAAGATATAGGGAACTATGTCAAGGGCTGTTTTGAAAAATTATTCATACACGATTTGAGAGATGCACAAATAACACATCTCTCTGATTAAGTCTATATATTTTCAATTTTACAACCAATACAGGAACTGAGGAAGCAGGGATTTCGATTTTAACTACATCTTTACACAGGTATTCATTTCCATCAAAGTATGAGAAACCTACTTATTCCAGATAGATGAAAAGGAGGGGGAAGTATGAAGAAGGATAAAAAAGAAAAGAAACCGTCAAAGATAACGGTTTCGGATGTGGCTCTGGTATTAGCGATATTAAACTTTTTATTTGTTCTTTCTGGAATCATTTTAGAATAGGCCGAGCCTATCGCAAATTTCCATAATAAAAGTAAGAACAGAAACAGTAACAGCGATCCAGCCTTTGATGTCGGCTTTCTTAGCTTTTTTTGATAGCAAGAGATGAGAGCGTTTCGGAAGCTTTGGCATGAGTCTCGGATGACTTAGCGATGCTTTCGGAAGAATTGGCAAGCCTTTCGGCTATTTGAGAGCGTTCCTCTGATGATTTGGCAAGTTTTTCGGCTGAAGAAGCAAGTTCCTTTACGGGATCTAATTCTTTCCTGATAGAAGAGAGAATTGAGTATTCAGGGGTAAATTTATAAGGCATGATATCCGTCCTTTCATTAATTGATAAGAAAATTATACCAGAGAAAAAGGAAAAAGAACAGGAGTTAAGGACAATGCAACCCGGACAATCCGTGAGGAATAGATTTTAGAGAGGTGATGATATGGATATGGAAAAGGTCATTGAAGTATTAATCAGCCTTCTTGAGGAACAGGAGGGTGTAGAAATCAAATACGAAATTGAGAAAACCGCTTAGGCGGTCAACCAGATGGACAAGCAGGAAGGGGATGAGGTTATGTATACATACCGCGGTCATACAGGGTGTTGGCGTTGATTGAGGCACAGGATGATGAATAGGCAAAGAGGGAGGTGAAAACGTGTATATACACCAAGCAACAAAAAAAGCAGTTAAAGAAAATAAAATGATGTATCGAAAAAATGTAATGCAGATACACGGAAAAATTATAATTGGGATACTTCCGACAGACTCATATGTGACGTGCCTTATTGCAAAAATAAAAGATGGCAAGGTTGTAGATATAATGAGTCACTGGAATCCAACAAGAGACGATTTGGTGGCAAAGGATTGGGAATTGATGGACCGGCCACTTCAGAAAGAGTGGCCGGAAGATAAACTAAATCATTTTGAAATATTCAATACATAAAGGTAGTAAGGCGATTTTGTATATCTGCCCACTTGAATAAACCACTTTGATATTGAGTGGGAAGAAGAAAAGGACATACGAGTTCTATCCGTACAAAGAGGAGGAAGATCTGAATGTACCTGTTGAGCATCTGGAAGCGAGAAGCATGGAATATGAAAAACAAAAGGTAGGTGAGGGAGATGCATCGAAGAAAACTGCGGAAATACCGGATCTTGAAAGACATCTGTGCAGTGGTCGGGGGAGTTGCCGTACTGGTGATGGCCGGATCCGCTGACAGTTACAGCCAGAACATTATCTCAACGGCAGAGTTTTTGCTGTCGTTCGGGATTGCGCTGGATATGACGGTTGTAGCGTACATGTTGCATGGCTGTGTGAAAGAACGGGAGAAGCATTATCTCCAGATGCGGGAACTGCGCCGGAGACACTGGCAGCAGGGCATGAAAAAGAGTGCATAGGGACGGCAATCCCAGATATGCACTCAAAAAAATAACCAACTTTATTATGACAGATAAGAAAGGAAAAAGCAAATGGAGAAACAAAGAAAATATGAACTGACCAAAGAAGACCTGGAAACACTGATCTTCTTGGCAGCAAACAGAATATGCGACCAGAAGAAAACGAGTGAGGAGAAAGAGATAGAGATTTGTGGGTACGCGGCGGAGATTACAAGAGAACTAATAGACCATCTGACGGGTGAGAACCCTTTCGATCAGGAGCAGATGGAGCTTGTAGATGCTGTTTTACATAAAAACACAACTATCATAATCGGAATTCCAAGATGAAAAAGAATGGAAACGAAGAAAAAGAAATCCTTTGGATTGTCCGCTATGAAAACGGAGATATCGGGTGCCTGTATGGGACAAGGCAAGCGGCTGAGGAGTACGCACAGAGAGAAGCGGAAAAGAAAGGGACCGGATATTTCATTATCTGAGATAGGACAATCCGAACAGAAAGAAGAAATAGGAAATACAATACCCTCCCGGAGCCCGATAGCTCAAGGGAGGGTAAGCCATACATCTTAGACATACTCAGTATAGCATGTATGGCGGGAAAAGACAACGCAGGATTCCGGAGGGTACGGATCCGCATTTGAAACAGGGGGAAGCCAATCCCCTTTGAGACTCGATAAGGGTATTATTTCAAGGACAAGAAACCGGAGGAAAGAGGAGATGCCATACATCAAGACGACCTGCAAGGCGGGAAAGACAAAAGAGTATGAATTTTATTATTCATATCGATTTGACCAGAAAGGGGGGAGCCGGAAAAAGAAAGAGAACAGGACTCCAGAAGCACAGAGACAAGTCAACCGGAGGATGGCCGAGAAAAAACTCACCCGATTGATGAACGCCAACCTTTCCGGGGAGGATTATTACCTTACACTCAGCTACCGGAAAGAGAAGCGGCCGGATCGGGAGACATTGAACCGGGACATCCGAACACTTTTGCGAAAACTGCGGAGGATCTACCGGAAACACGGAAAAGAACTGAAATACATATGGACGGCGGAAAAAGGGGAGAGGGGAGCTGCACACCTTCATATTGTTGTCAATGGGATCGATCATATATCACACATCATAAGAGATCTATGGGAAAAGGGATGGATCTGTATTAAGCCTTTGGATAAGAGCGGGCAGTACCGGAAACTGGCCGGGTATTTCATCAAGTATTCGGACAAGACCATGAAGACGGAGCAAGGATTCATCAACAAAAGATACTGTAGCAGTAAAAATCTTATCATTCCAGAACCGGAGAAAAAGAAGATCCGGGGACGGAACACCTATAACCATAAAATTGAGGTTCCGGCCGGATGGTACGTGGATAAGGAGAGCATCCGGGAGGCTTGGCACGAGAAAACAGGGTATTTGTATTTTTCCTACACGCTGGTACAACTGCCGGACAACAAGGCAGACCGGGAACGGAAGAGGGAAGAATCTTATATCCTGAATCTGGAGACCGGAGAAGTGGAGATCACAGAAAGGAGGACCGACCGTGGAAAAAGCGCCAAGAATCACAAGAAGAACCTTGCGGAAACATCTGGAAGAGGTCACAAAAATCGCGTGGGAGCATGACGCGGAAGAGGCATATCGAATTGTAAAAGAAAAATGGGAAATTGGGAGCAGTAGGTCCTTCCGGGATTTCCTGAATAAAGAGCATATTACGACATATCAGAGAACGGCAGCGGAAACCATGACACTGGAAGACAAGGAAAGATTTTCCAGAGAGTGGAACAAAGCCATAGAGATGATAAAGGAGTGGAGGAGAAAGAAGTGAGAAATTACCGAGTCAAGGAACGAAAGACACCGGATGGCCGGATCCAGCTCACCGGATCGGAAGATGCGGAGCAGGAGAAGGTGGTATGCTGGGCCAAACTGATGAGCAACGCTTACCCGGACCTGGAATTGCTCTACCATGTGCCCAATGGGGGCAGCAGGAACAAAGCCGAGGCGTCCAAATTGAGACGGATGGGAGTGAGGGCAGGGGTGCCGGATTTGGTGCTCCCGGTTCCCCGCGCCGGATACGCCGGACTGTACATTGAACTAAAAGTCGGGGAGAACCGGCCAAGTAATAGCCAGAAAGACTGGCTGGAGAAATTGACGATCCAGGGCTATCAGGCGTTGGTCTGTTATGGTGGGAACGAGGCGATCCGTGCACTGGAACAGTATGTAACAGCGCCAAAGACTATTTTGGAGATGAGGGAAGGAAGAGAAGGTGGAAATTTGTAGAAGAATTCTGGAATGGATCCGGAAACCCAGGAGAAAAGAGATGACAAAGAAGCAGGAAGAGGAAAGCGCGTGTGAAAGGGTTCCCGATGAGAGTGAGGGGAAACCAGATCAGGAACAAGAGCTGGTGGAGGAGATAGAGTCATTCAATGATGCGCTTTCAGAAATAGGGAAAACAGCACAAGAGGCTGCGGACTCATGGGATCAGTTTCACAAGGTTTGGGAGCAGGCGATAGAAGCTGTTGCGAAAAAGCTTGCGGAAAAATTTGCGAAGATCGAAAGAGAGGAAACGAATAATTGGAGGAAACTACACGGGAAACCGATGAGAAGGAGAGGTGGATGGCATGGCAGGATTTGATGTAATAGAGATGCCGAATGGAAACAGCATCCAAGCGGCGGGAGCGCGGAAATGGTATCAGGAAACGAATTATGAGGATGCGAAAGAGATCATACGGGATGAGCTGGGAAATATCCGGAACTCCTTCGTCAAGGTAGGATACTTTCTGCGGAGGATCAAAGAGACAGAAGGATATCAAGAGGATGGATATGAAACAATCTGGGATTGTGCGAAAGACCAGTTTGGGATCACCAGGACGACCGCCAGCAGATGGATGGAGATTAATCGGCGTTTCTCCGAAGGAGGATACAGTCCATATCTGGCGGAAGAATATAAGGGGTATAACAAGAGCCAGTTACAGGAGATGCTGTACCTCCCGGAGGAAAAGCTGGAAGAGGTGGATCCGGGAATGACCGCAATGGAAATCCGGGGCAGCAGGAAAGAGCCGGAAGAAAAAACACAGGAAAGTGCGGAAACGCACAGAGAAGAGTGCGAGGAAGAGGACGAGATCCCAGGACAGATGAGGGAGGAGGACTACCTGGAAGAATCAGAAGAAGTAGACACTCCAGACATAGCGGACGAAAAAACGAGTGAGATTCAGAGGATAGCAGAGGAAGAGCGGCAGCGGCAAGATAGGGAGAACCCGGATCCGGGGCGGCAGGACACAAAAGAGAAAGCATCGATTCGGGAACAGAAAACTGAAAGCATCCTGGACACCGCAACGAAAGAAGAGGATGAAACGTATGCAAGAAAGCTTCATGTATTGAAAATGCTGGAAAAGTATTACATTTATCTGAATGAAGAGGAGATAGAGATTCTCAAAGGTATGGTACAGGATTGCAAGAGAAGAAAACAGGAGTATGCGTTGGAAGACTGTGGAACAACATCATAGGAAACAGGAAGGAGGGACAAAAAATGCAGATTGAGGGAGATCAGTGCCGGAGATGCGGGTCACTCCAGACGGAAGTCATTGATAGAAGGTATCGGAAAAAAGTAGACAGAGTTATCCGGAGACGGAAATGCCTGGAGTGCGGATATAAGTGGAACACAGTGGAAGTCTACGCAGAAGATTGGGAGAGGATATCCAGAGCAGGACAATAATTAACCAGAACAAGAGAAAGGAGCCAGCCTCCGGCCGGGGTAAGGGTATACCGGGCTTCTTAGAAAAATGGATAAAGAGAAAAAATCAATAGAGAGAATAAAGATGGCAAGTGAAATGAGCCTACATCACTATGGAAAACCGCTTGTTTGCACGTATAGCGGAGGTAAGGATAGTGATGTGATATTAGAGCTTTTTAAGCGATCCGAGATCCCATTTGAGGTACATAATAGCCATACCACAGCAGACGCACCCCAAACAGTTCAGCATATTCGGAAGGTATTCCGGGCTTTGGAAATGCAGGGTATCCCGTGCGAAATTGAGAAACCAACCTACAAAGGAAAAAGAACAAGCATGTGGGAACTGATACCTCAGAAACTTATGCCACCGACACGGCTTGTGAGATACTGTTGTTCTGTCTTAAAGGAAACGGGATGTAAAAATAGATATATTGGAACAGGAGTAAGATGGGACGAAAGTATAGCAAGATCAGATCGCGGAGAATTTGAGAGACTTGGAAAGACAAAAAAAGAAACTGAGAAATTTGATGCAGTCATGCTGATGAACGACAATACAGCATCCCGCCGAATGACAGAGTTATGTATGCGAAAGAATAAAATGGTAGTCAACCCGATTATTGATTGGACGCATACCGATGTATGGGAGTATATCCATTCAGAACATATTGAAACATGCGAATTGTATAAAATGGGATACGACCGTGTGGGCTGTATTGGATGCCCTATGATGGGCAAGAAACGCTGGAAAGAATTTGCGGACTTTCCAAAATACAAAAGCCTATATATACATGCGTTTGAACGGATGCTTAAAGAGCGAAACAAAAGAGGGAAAGAAAGCAAATGGGAAACAGGGGAAGAGGTTTTTAGCTGGTGGATGGGAAATGATGATATACCAGGTCAAATGTTCTTAGATGAAATTTGTGGTGATGAGAATTAAATCACAACAAACGAAAGGAGACCAGAGATGGCGAAATTATTAAACAGACCATATACGAACGAAGAAAAGAGGCAGATCCTTGATATGCTGCGGGGAAACATAAACAGAATATCTGTCTCGACTGATGTCGAAGAGATTGTATGTCAGCTAAATTTTGCTGTGGATAGGCTGTCTGCGGTGGCTTATTCGAGGATTAAGGAGATCAGAGATGGATACAGAAATGATGATTAGAGAACTGAAAAGAGTTGAAGAGAAGCATAAACACGACAAAGTATTTACCGGTCAACTTGATGTAGCAAAAATGGCGTATGACACAAGAAAACGGCTTGAAGAACTAAAACCATACGAGGACACCGGGCTCACCCCGGAGCAGATCATGGAGCTGAAAGAAGCAGTTCAGAAACTCGAAAATATATTCGGAGATGAAATTACAGTTAATCAGGTTATTGATTTTTTCGTTGATTTCTATATTGCACAGGGTGATCCAGGCAGAGTGGAAAAAGCAGAACTGTTGACAAACGAAGAAGCTGCGAAGTGGCAGGAGCTGAAAGAGCGGGATACGGCGAAAGTGCCAACAAAAGTCTCGGATTCTGGAGTGAGGTATACGGACGATTATATTTGTCCGAATTGCGGAAAACACTTTATTGGAACTGGAATAGCAGAGTTTTGCTATCATTGTGGACAGCGATTGAAGTGGGAGGAGTTATGATGCTTACAGTAGGAGAATGGGTAGACAAAGTCCATGAGATCACAGACACACTTGAACATAAAGCTACGGAAAGCTGCGACGAATATATCAGAAAAGCGCAGTCATATCGAGATGGATATATTCAGGCATGCGAAGATTTTGGGCGGGAAATGAGACGCGCGATAAGCAAAGAACAGGGATAAGGAGGGGCAATGATGAGATTGATTGATGCGGATGAACTGATAAATGCAATAGAGAAGTCGAGAAACAATAATCCTCATAAAGATCGCTGTGCTATGAGAAAACACGACACAGAACATGCGCATTTTGCGAAAATGGTATCGGATCAGCCGACGGCGTTTGACAAGGAAAAAGTGATTGAAGCGCTGAAAGAGGAAGGATGCATTATCGACAATGATGCGGGGAATAGAGCAGTTGAAATTATCGAGAAGGGCGGGTGTAAATGACATGAAATATCCAGAGGAAATGTATTTAAATAGCGGGTTTTATGATGGGGACATGGATGACAGTGTAGAAAATCATAAAGAAAAAATAGTGAAATGCAGAAAAGACCATAAGTGTTCAGCGTGTCAGAATACAATAAAGAAAGGCGATCAAGCATTATACGAAAGCGGATTTATGGACGGAGCACCGGTAAGCTGCTATACATGCCTGAAATGCATAGAAGACTGGTTAGAAGAAAGTGGACAAATAGAGTCGGAGGACTAGAAATGAAGTGCAAGATAAATAATGCAGTGCAGTTGATTCGGAGCCAGGGAGAACAGATATTAAGAGGGGAGGAAGGAAAAAATGCCAGACAACATGGGAAAAAACGGGGAAGGATATCCGGATCCTACAGCCGGATCGGCATGGAGAAATATCCGAAAAGAAGAGAATCGGCGGGAGATGGAGAGAGTAGCGGTGATCAGCAACCTTATTCCGATTATGAAACAGACTGCGGAGCTGGCAGGATTTGAGGTTGTCGGCCGGATTGTCCTAAAGGACAAGCATACAGGAAAAGAATACAGATAGGAGCGTGGTGTTGTGAATGCAAGATATCCGAACTTGGAACTGATTGAGTACAAAGCAATAGTAGCATTATCTCAAGATGAAGAGTTTTTGAAGATCTTCGAAGAGAAGAAAAGGAACAATAAGTATACATATGCGGAAATAGATGCCGTAGTGTTTCCGCAAGTATGGGGGAGCACTTGTACTGGATTTGACGTCACTGAAGATGGAAGCCCTACGCTGGGTGGCTGCGCGATGACAAAAGAATACACAACGGTGCTTCATGAGCTTGCTACTGATATATACATCATATTTTTCGGCGAGAAGATGTGCTACAAAGTAACAAATGCGAATGCGAAGTTCTTTGAGGATCTTCAAAAAAGACGCATGGCAAGTCTGAGTGAAGCGAAGCGGAGGTATTGATATGGGTAAAAAGAGTGATGTTTCTCTGCAGACACTTGCGGAATTTTGGGTAGACCAATATCCTCAGATATTTTATCCATCATCAAATTTGATAAGGGGATGGAAAATAATAGAGGCACCAGATCCATACCGCCCGGAAAGGGGAATTTCCATTCAGCAATAATGAACTATGTATTTTGTCTTTTCTGACTTCCGAAAGAATATCGGAAATGGAAGATAATTTTGAAGAAAAAGATCCGCATAAATATATTGAATTAACACAGTTGAACGCAAAGTTAAATTCATTTGTATGGATGATGGATCGGAAAGGAACAAAGGAGAATGTAAATACAGGAGGGAAAAATGAAAATAAAAGCTCAGGACGGAAACATTTATGAAGCAAGAAACTTAGAAATGGACGTGTGTGTTTTAAAGTGTAATGACATCAAAGACAGGAGAAAAAAACATAAACTTGGTAAATACAAAAGCCTTGATAGAGCAAGGGAAGTGTTTTCAGAAATAGCATGTTGCAAAGAAAATTATTTTGAAATGCCGGAGGAATAAAATATGGATTTGTGCATTCTTTGATTCGAAAGGAGAATAAAAATGCAGGAACTAGAAAAGATTCTGGAAGAAATAGAACATCTTGAAAAAATACAGTTTTCAAGTTATACGAAACCGCTCATTACGATAGAAGATGTTGAAAAAATCATCCGCAAGCACATGAATGATAAAAGTGAAACTTACGCATTTGACTTTGCAAACACTGAATCGTTTGATTGTCCGTGCGGACGTCATTATGTACATTTAGCAATACCTCCTAAATTAGAGTTCTGTGAAAAATGTAAAGAAAAAGTTAGAAATAATAGAACTGATATATGTCCTAAATGTAGAAAAAAATTATACGAATATGAGAAAAAATATAATTGTGTTGTAGATATAGGGATGAATGGGTGTGATGGGGCGCGCGGGGAGAAATACATCCTACCGCACGGAGAAAGGAGAAGAAATTGAAACGAAACAGGATGGAACACGAAAAGAAGATTGATACAGCGAATCACTATGAATGCCTGGAGACGGATGTGCGGGAGGATGCCAGGAAGAATTTCAAGCGTCAGCCGTATAAGTCGGTTGATGTTGCACAGTACATGGCGAAGAAGTTCGGGATTGGAGGTGATGCCGATGGACGGAGAACAGAAAACCATGAGTGAAAATGACAAGAAAAAGGAATATCTACGGAGCTACCGTCAGCATGTCAGAAGAATTCATAGAATCAATGCGGAGATTGCGGAACTTAGATCTATGAAAATGTATCCAGGGATGATGTTTAATGATGGGATGACGCATGGCAGCGGAGGGCAGGGGGACTTATCAGGATATGCAGCAGATCTGGACGAAATGATTCTGAAGTTGCAGCACGAGCGGTATCTCAGGATCAAAACATACCAGCAGATTGTAAGGCAGATCAAGAAGCTGAGATCCGAGAATGAGAAGGACATACTTTTCTATCGCTACATAACCGGACTCGACTGGTGGGAGATTGCGGAAAAAATGAGTTTTTCAGAAAGATGGATATATAAACTTCATGGAAGGGCACTTGCACATTTTGAATTACCAAAAGAGTTCATAGAAGTTCAGTCGGATATGTGATATTATGATATCATCGAAAAGAAACAAAAGGGGAAGCACCTTACCAGAAATGACAGGGTGCTTCTTTGCGCACCTCGTGAATCTCAAAATACGTATTATATGTATAAAAGTATTGACAATACGTGCAATACGTGTTATTATATAATCACAAGGAGGGATTAAATGAGATTCAGAGAAATGGATAAGATACTTAAGGAAGACGGGTGGTACGAAGTTTCACAGAGAGGCTCTCATCACCAGTATAAACATCCAACAAAGCCGGGAAAGGTTACAGTACCGGAACACGGAGGGAAGGACATAAACCTTACAGTAGCAAAGAAAATATTAAAACAGGCGGGGCTGTAAAGCCCCAGTGCCTGAAAGATGAAAGAAAGAGGTGTGCTTATGAAATTAGTTTATCCAGCAGTATTTACTCCATATGAAGACGAGTCCGGTGGATACGCAGTAGAATTTCCAGATCTTACTGGATGCGTAACGGGAGGAGACAGTATGGCAGAAGCTGTATTTATGGCAGAAGATGCCGCAAGCGGATGGGTACTGACAGAACTTGAAGACGGAAATAAAGCACCGGAAGCAACCGCAATCAATGAGGTTGCAACGGAAGAAGGGCAGTTCGTGAGTCTGATTGCTCTGGACATGGACGCATACGCAGCAAAATACGGAAGCAACGCAGTCAAGAAAACATTGACAATTCCTGCATGGCTGAATACATTTGTAGAACAGAATGGAATAAGCTGTTCAAAAGTATTGCAGGATGCGCTTAGCAAAATGGCGCAGGTAAGATAATAATCGAATCTCATTTAAGGCATAAAGCATCTGACAAAGGTCAGGTGCTTTTTTTACAGGGGAACGTAGCGCAATGGAAGAGCAAACGGCTTATATCCGGGCGGTTGCAGGTTCGAGTCCTGCCGTTCCTATTGGGTGCAGTGGTTGATAGACCAATCGAAGAACGAGTGAGCAAAGAGCATCCAGTTTTCCGGATGCTTTTTACATGTAGTAAATTAATATGAGAATAGTTAAGGAGATTTACATGACAGATCAGGAAGTAAAGCAGGTCTATAATTCGGCGCGATGGCAGCAGGTTAGGGATAGGATTTTAATTAGGGATCGGCATGAGTGTCAGGATTGTATTCAAAGGTTGCGGACGGCAGCAGAAAAAGAAGAAAGATTATTCGGGGAAGATGCAAAGATCCGGAGGGCGACACAGGTCCATCATATCAAGGAACTAAAAGAAAATCCGGAGCTTGCATTTGATGAAGAGAATCTGATTAGCTTATGTACACAGTGTCACAACATAAGGCATGGGAGACAACCAAAAAGATTTGTGAAAAAGAAAGAACCAGTCACAGAAGAAAAATGGTAGAAAAATTTCGGAATAAAAAAGAAATCCCCCCGGGTGAATTCTCAATGAAAAATTTTTTAGTGGAGAACGGGGATGTGGCTATGACTCTGGAGAAATTTTCGCGCGCGCGTGAAAGGGGTACGCTATAATGTGAGAAAAGAGGTGGTAGTGTGACAAAAACAGAGATTAAAGAATCGCTTTTAGAACAGTTAAGATTACAGAATAAAACATCCGATTTTTATCTGGATCTAGTTAGTGATTACATGGATTACTGGAGTCTAAAAAAGAAGTTGATTACAGATATCCGGAAAAAAGGAATCCGGTACGAAACGGTTAATGGAAATGGTATCGAGGTCGAAAAACCCAATGAATCCGTGACAAATCTGCCAAAGATCACAACTGCCATGCTGAAAATATTAAATGATCTGAATTTAAAAGAGCCTCTTTCAAATTCTTCAGCAGAGGATGATTATCTGTAATGATTAATTGCAAAGAAATTGCAGAATATCTTAGGTATGTAGAGGATAACCCTAAAAAAATAAATCGGGAGAGATCGCTTCTGATCAAGAACATCGTTTTGCCGACATTACGGAGAAATGATGTTTTTTTTGACGAAAAAACATATCAAAACTGTTTAAAATATTGCGAAAAACACTACTATAAGCTCTTTCCATATCAGAAATTCATCTACGCCTTTGCCTTTATGTATGTGGGCGACATGCCGGTATTTCAAAAGTTTTTTATTATGATGGGAAGAGGGAATGGGAAAGATGGATTTATAGTGCCGCTGGTCAATTTTTTCCAGACACCATTATATGGGGTGAAGAATTATCATGTAGAGATTGTGGCAAATTCGGAACAGCAGGTAAAAGATACCTTTAAAGTAGCGTATGATGCGATGAATATTCCAGCCATGAAAGGAAAGTTCAAAGTTACGAAAGAATTAATTACAAACACAGCAACTGGATCAGAAATGAGGTATAACACATCAAATGCGGCGACAAAAGATGGGAAACGTCCAGGGTGTCTGGTTTTAAATGAAATTCATGCTTATGAAAATTATGACCAGATCAATGTATTTGAATCTGCTCTTGGAAAGGTAAAGCATCCAAGGGAATTTATCTTGACTACAAATGGGTATGTACGAGAGGGGCCAATGGATGAATTGTTGGATCTGATGGAGGAAGTACTGGAAACCGGAGAAAACCAGTTAGGATATTTCCCCTTTATCTGCAAAATTGACAGTATTGAGGAAGCAGATGATCGGTTAGCATGGCATAAGGCAAATCCTTCAATGGAATATATGCCGATTTTGGAGCACCAGATCCTTCAGGATTATCTGGAAATGAAAAAGCTGCCAAGCAAAAGGCCGGAGTTTATGACAAAGAGGATGAACTGGCCTGACAGGAATGATGAAGCAACAGTAGCCTCCTGGGAAAATATTTTGCGATGCTGTTATTCGGATATCAAAAAGAAGACGATACGGGAGACACCGGATACCCAAGGGAGGCTTGCGGTCATTGGGATTGATTATGCAGATGTTAGGGATTTTGCGTCAGCAGGAGTTTTGACGGAGAAAGATGGAGAATATATCTGGAGACAACACACATGGATATGTGAGGAGTCCCCGTTTTTAAAATCCATTAAATTTCCAATATTTCAAAATATGGGACAGCCGGAATTTTCGGATTATGAGATCACACCAGGACAGGTAATTCCTCCAGAAAATATAGTGCGGTGGTGTATGGATCGAATGAATGAATATTATGTACTTAAAATTACAATGGATACATACAGATACTCATTGTTTCGGATGTTATTTGAGTCTTATGGAATTCGCGAAGAAACAAAAAAAGACCCGTATGGGCAGATGCGGCTCATAAGGAAGATTGGATCCGTGTGTGGGATTATAGCACCGGAGATAGAAAAGCTGTTTGCGGAAGGGAGGATTAATTATGGAGCGTCTGCCATTATGCGGTGGTATACCAATAATACAGAGGTGTTGACAGATCGGTATGGAAACAAGCAGTATGGGAAAATAGAACCGAAGCTAAGAAAAAATGATGGGTTTATGGCGTTTCTGGTATCGATGTATTCCAAGGATTTAATAAAGGAGAAAGTGGTATATGTTTGATTTCTTATTTCAAAACAAAAAAGGAGATTTGGTATCATATACAGATAGCATTACCGTAAACATTAAAAAGCTTGAAGTAGCAAAAATGGCTATTGAAAAGGCGGTAGGAATGATCGCACATGCAATAGCGAAAAGCGAGTTTATCGTCAATAGAAAAGGGAAAAGAGAAAAGGATCATATTTACTGGCTGCTGAATATTCGGCCAAATCCAAATGAAACGGCCACGGATTTCTGGATTGAAGCTATCCGGCGTTTGTTGCTTGATGAGGAGTGTGTGATTTGCTATGTAGGAAATCATCTATACATTGCGGATTCATTTACAGTAAATAATTCTGTTATGGTCCCAGAGACCTATAGTAATGTCACGATTATATCCAATGATAATACAATAAAACTGCAAAGGGGGTTTACATCAAATGAGATTATCCATCTCAGGAGCAGAAACAAAAAAATTATAGGGTTTCTTGAAAAAGTGTTAAATATTTATAATAGCACGATCAGTGCAATGTGCGCGGCCAAGAAGACCTCAAGTATTCCAAGATATACGTTGGATGTAGAGGGATCGATGCCGGTGATTCATACAAAAGACAAAGAAGGAAAACCAAAAGTTGTTACAATCGACCAATATAAATCTGACATTAAAAAGTTGTTAGAATCAGATGAAATAGAAGTGCTTACAAATTCGTCAGGACTAAAAGTGTCCCAGCTTCAGGCACAGGCAAACGTATCCAGTGAGGATATCGTAAAGCTGGCAAATGAAATCATGGTAGAGTGTGCATTTGCCTTTGATATTCCCAAAGCGGTCTTTCTTGGAGAAATCACAGAAAAAGCAGATAGTACCAATGAATTTATTACCTATGCTGTAGGATGGATCGTAGAATTGCTGAATGATTCATTGAACGCAAAACTGGTAGGAGAAGAAGACTATCTGAAAGGCGAAATGATCTGGATTGATATGAGCAAGTATAAACATGTCGATATTATTGAGAGCGCGGCCAATTTGGATAAGTTGAGAAGCATCGGATTCAATTTTGATGAGGTACGGGAAATGGCAGGTTGGGAATCTTTGAATACGGAGTTTAGCCAGCAGAGAGTAATTACAAAGAATTATACAAATGATCTGGGAGGTGAGAAGAGTGGAAAAGAAAACGCGGACAATTAAAAACTTAGAGGGAAGGAGGTGATCCGGTGGTCTCCCAACTGTGGGTGAAACAGTAAATAAAGCATGGAAAGGAGAAATAAGGCAAGATGGAGAAATACTATTCCCTGGAAACAGCCGGGAAAGAAGCGGATCTCTATATCTTCGGAGAGATTACGAGCTGGCCGTGGAATGAAAAAGACAAAGATGCTTATGGAATTGTCAAAGAACTTCAAGAGTTAGAGGCTGAGACAGTGAATGTCCACATCAATTCTTATGGGGGAGATGTGGCGGAAGGTCTGGCAATTTATAATGTCCTGAAAAACAGTAACGCAAAAGTGCGGACCTATTGTGACGGATTTGCGTGTTCCGCAGCATCTGTTATATTTATGGCAGGGGAAGAACGAGTGATGAATGACGCTTCCCTTCTTATGATTCATAATGCGTGGACATATGGAGTGGGAAACGCGAATGATTTCAGAAAACAAGCGGATGATTTGGATAAGATTACCCAGGCGTCTGTCAATGCGTACATGAGTAGATGTACGATTACCGAAGAAGAAGTCAAGCAGCTCATGGATGACGAAACATGGTTGACAGCAAAAGAAGCCAAAGAAAAAGGATTTGCAACGGGGACCATGGATGAAAAACCAGAAGGTGTCAGCCAGTCCGCGATGAAATGGATCCAACAGAGACTTTTATATGGATCAGAATCGAGATTGGAAATACGGGATACTTCTGAAATCGAGAACAGGATTGCGCAAAAGGTTGCTGAAAAAGTTGTGAAACAAATCAAAGAAAATAGTAAGGAACAAGGGGACAGCACTGGATTCAGTGCTTTTTTTAATTCAGGAAAAGGAGAATAAAAGAATGAAAATTGACACATTGGACAAAGAACTTCAGAAGAAAGTCGTAACCATGCTGAATGAAGCGGAAGACAAAAGTGAAGCGATTTATCAGGCGGCTGTGATGATTGCCGAAGAGCAGCATAAGCATCTGATCGGTGAACTGGTAGAGGAGAACGCAAGGGCAGCGGCGGACGAAGACTACAGAAAGAAGCTGGGGCTTCGGGTACTGACAAAAGAGGAAACATCCTTTTATGAAAAATTCAAGGATATTAAACAGGCGATTACGGCAGAGCAGATCGATATCCTTCCAACATCGATTATTGACCGTACATTGGACGATATCAAAAAAAGCAGCGATATTCTGTCCCTGGTACAGATGGCGCCGGCAGATGTAAAGAAATGGATCGTAGCGGAACACTCCGGAAAAGCAGTCTGGGGGAACCTGACCGGTGCGGTTCAGGGCGAGCTATCCGCATCGATTACCGGCTTGAATATTGAACAGCACAAGATGACAGCGTATATTGTCATCCCTAAAGCAATCCGGGATCTTGCGCTTCCATTTGTTGATCGGTATTTTACGGCAGTTCTGGCAGAAGCCATGCAGGATGGATTTGTAACGGGATATCTTTCCGGGGATGGAAAGACGGGACCAATCGGGATTATGAAGCAGATTGAAACATTCAAAGAAGACGGGACGGCTGACGATAAAGCGGTGATTAATACAGTGAAAAAGTTTTCTCCGAAAGGCCTAGCGGGAGTCAGAAAAACGCTGACAAATAATGGGAAGAGAACCGTTTCTGAGCTGCATCTGATCTGTAACCCGTTAGATGAAGCAGAATATGTAGATCCGGCGCTTTATGGCGAGGCATTAACAGGAGGATACCGAAATACATCTTTCATGCCGATTGTAAAGCATGTGGACGCGAACTGCCCGCAGGGGAAGGGAATTTTTACCATTCCGAATGTCTATGTGATGGGAGCAACATCTTTCGAGGTAAAGGAGTATGACCAGACAAAAGCAATGGACGACGCGGATCTGGTGATTGGAAAGTGTTATGCAAACGGGCGTGCGGTAGATGATAATTGCGCGGTTGTATTTGATATCACAAAGCTGGAAGAATATAAGCTTCCAGTAACGACAGCGACAACTCCAGAACAGGGAAAATAATCAGTCCTGACATTATGACATTGTTTCCGGCAGGTCAGGACTTATTAGGTAAGAAAGCTTCTGATTTGGTAGGAGAGGATCTTTGTGTATATGAAGATGGAACCGTTGAAGGAACACTGAAAGCTGTTACCGGATACACGGGCTTCTCCTCCGAAGAGGAAGAACAAAGCGGGCATTATTTCCCGTTCAAGCTTACAAAGACCGGAAAGAAAATGAGTTTAAAGAAAAATGGAGTGGCAGCAGAAGGAAAAGAAAACATGACGTTTGATCCAGAAATCATTTTGAGAGTATCCAAAGAAGATACATGGAAGATCGAAGTGGATGAATCGGAAGTGATTACTTTCAATTTTGAAAAAGCTGTTTTGGAATAAGTAGCAGGAGGGGATGACGTTGGAGCTGGAAAAACTGATTACAGAAATACGGCAGGATTATCAGATCCCGCCGTATTTTCAGGATACAGGATTAATGAGATACCTGGAAGAGGGAAAAGCAAGATTGGATTTTTTGAATCCAGGACAAAGTCTGGATGATGACTATACTTTCCGTATGTTGTTAAAAAACTATGTGTATTACGCTTACCATCACAAAGTGAATGAATGGGAAGATAATTATAAGGCTCTAATTTTAAGCTGGCAGATGGGAAGTGAGGTGAAGACACATGCAGATGCCTGAATATACATCAGGAGCAATGCAGCTTTATTACATCCGGCAGGACGAATCCAAGGATTATCCAGAGGAGCATTTGGAGAATTCCAATGTGGGGGACATATGGTATCGGGAATTATCAGTGTTTGATCGGACAAAGTATGAATTCGATCAGGGCGGGAAAGAGGTGACGATGAAGATTCGGATTCCAGTGTATAAGGGTATTGATAGCAGGTGTGTATGTATGATTGAAGGGAAACAGCACCATGTTTATAATGCCACGCATGTGACGGATAAAGACGGATTTCAGGAAACGGAACTTACGTTGATTCGTCCAGAAAAGGAGCTGAAAATACAATGACAAAACAGGAATTAAGCAGTTTACTGAAAAGTTTGGGAGTTCCGGTAAATGAAGGAATTACAAGCGATAAGAACACGAACGAATATCCAAGGATTGTATTTTGGCCGTATCTGGAAGAAGACGAAATGGCCTCCGGAAATGAATACCAGAATGTTGTTACATACCAGATCTCGTTCTTTGCCCGCACACCTCAGCATGACAAATATAAAGAGTTACGGAAGAAGTTGCGAGAACAGGGGATTCACCCTAAATTTCAGCACGAATATGTGGAAAAAGATCCTGTATTCTCAAAAACATGGCACACCTACTTTTCCGTGGATGTGATAGAAGATGTCTGACATGAAATTTTACACGGGCGGATTGGACTTCATGGAAGACCTTATGCAGCGGTATCAGGTAACAGATGAAAAGGCGTTGTCAGCTATAGAAACAGGAGCTAAGATGCTGGCCGATGATGTAAGGAAACTCCCAAAACCACGTTCTAAGATGACCGGGTCCGGATACACACATCTTTTAGATACCGTAACGACAAGGAGAACGAAAGGTGAAATAGAAGTCGGATGGGGGAAATATTATGGCCCAATGGTAGAAAATGGAACAGTGAGGGCAGATGCGGTTCCGCATGTGATGCCGACATTCCAGAAAAATAAACAGAAGTATTATCAAACGATTGACAAGGAATTATGGAAGTAAAGGAGAAAAAAGAATGGCAATTACGACAAAGAAACCGCCAATTAAAGAGACGGTCGGGGCGCAGTATATCTGCTTCGATCAGTCGGAAGACGGAGAATATTCAGGGGAATATAGTGAAGAGGTGGAGTGCACCGAAGTGGTAAAAAGTGTAACTGTAACAGAAAACGCGGAAAACACAGATGTATATGCAAGTGGCATCGTATACGATACAGATTCCAGCGTCTCTTCAACGGATATTGAAGTAGAAGTGATTGCGTTCCCGGCAGAAACACTGGCTAAAATGCGGGGAGATACAGTGGATGAAGGTGGTCTGATTCTTTCGGGAGGGAAAGGAATTCGTCCATTTTTTGCATATGGAAAGGTTGTAAAACTGAAAAAAGGGAAAATACGTCTGGAGTGGTATCCAAAATGCAGGCTCGCGGAAAATACAGACGAAACGAAAACGAGGGAAGAGAGCTTTTCTGAACAGACAGACACGATTACCATTAAGGCATATGCCTTTAATGATAATGAAGATATCAAAGCGATGGTCGATTCTTCCTCATCCAAATTTCCGGCAGGATTGACGGAAGAAAAGTTTTTTGAAAAACCAATACTGACAAAAGAGGATTTGACGTCAGCGGTTTCCGGTTCATAAAGGAGAGAGGCATGAAGGAAAATTTTATTGATTTGACAGACGGCACAAGGCTTTCTGTCAGGGTCAATTTTGGGACGATCTATTACCTGCAAAAACAGAAAGGATTTTATCGTATCCAGAAGAAAGCAGAGAAAAACAAAAAGAAACTGACGGAAGAAGAAAGCTTTGAGCTGGCGGCCTATGTGATTTACGCAATCCTAAGAAGCAATGGGAAAACAGTAGGATTTGACGAAGCGCTTTCCCTTGTCCCTCCAGATACGGAACAATTAGAAAAGGTACTGCAAGTATTCCAGGAAGAATATGACCGGTATGTTAAAAAAAAACAGGCACAGTCGAGTGTGATGCCGGGGAAATAAACTGGCCGGAATATATGGTGGCGGCGAGAAAGATGGGAATGAGTGAAGAAGAATTTTGGAATTCAGACCCGATCTTTTTTAACGAATGTTATGAAGTGTTCCAGAAAGATAGAAGAAGGGAGGTAGAGGCACTATATGTCGGATAAGCTACAAAGAGTAGGTCTTGTCTTTAAGGCGGACGGGTCTGTGGATTTCAATAAAAGCCTGAAGGAAGTTACAGCATCCATACAGGAAAACAGGACCGCATTTGAACTGGTGAAGTCAACATGGGATGACAGCACAAAGACGGCGGAGAAACTGAAAGAAACACAAAAATATTTGTCAGAGCAGACAAAAGATTATTCCGATAAAGTGACTTTACTGTCCCGACAACTGGATGAACTGGAGGCGGCAGAGAACCGGGATGAACGAGCAATCCAAAATAAGAGAAATCAACTGAATCAGGCAAAGACATCGCTGAATAACTACAAAAAAGGGCTGGATGAAGTCGAAGACAAGTTAAAAAGCGGAAGCGCCAGAATGAATGATTATGCCAAAAAGTTGGATGATGTTGGGAATAAGGCGAAAAGTGCAGGCGAAAAGATGAGCGGAATTTCCGCAGCGGCGGCGGGGATCATCGGGGCGGTAGCGGCCACAGTACCTGCCACTGAGGAATACCGAAAAATCATGGGATCGCTGGAAGTGTCAAGTGAACTGTCAGGATACAGCGCAGAGGAAACCAAGCGGATTTATCAGACATTGTTCGGCGTTCTTGGGGATGACCAGACAGCAGCGACTACAACGGCAAATTTGCAGGCAATGGGGCTTTCCCAACAGCAACTTACCCAACTGGTAAACGGGACGATTGGGGCATGGGCGAAGTACGGAGATAGTATTCCAATTGATGGGCTGGCAGAATCCATCAATGAAACAGCAAGAACAGCAGCAGTAACAGGAACGTTTGCGGATGTCCTGAACTGGGCAGGGACCTCGGAAGATGCGTTTAATGAAAAACTGGCTAATTGCCGCACGGAATCTGAGAGGACAAACCTTATCATGCAGGAATTGGCAAACCAGGGACTGATGCAGGCAGGGCAGAAATGGCAGGAAAATAACAAAAATCTGGTAGAGGGAAATAAGGCAACGGCAGACTTTCAGGCAGCAACCGCACAGCTTGCGGAAACAGTGGCTCCGATTATTACGCAGATTACTCAGATTGCGGCAGGGCTTTTAGAAAAATTCAATGCACTTCCACCAAGCACACAGAGGATCATCGGAGTGATAGTCCTCTTGACTGCGGCGATCGCACCCGCGCTGACGGGAATTGGATTAATGACAACGGGGGTAGGAAACTTGATGAAGGGATTTGAAAAGCTAAGTCCTAAGATCAAAGCGGTTTGGGGTGTAATAAACGCAAATCCTATTTCCAGAGCGATAACGCTGATCAGTGTGTTAGTGGGCGGTCTTGTGACTTTGTATAATAAATGCAAGTGGTTCCGGGATTTGGTAGACCCTATTTTAGACTGGATTAAGGATAAAGTCGAAAAAATAGTAGGATTTTTTGAGGACTTATTTTCTTTTGGAGATAAAAAATCCAGTGGGAAGAGCAAAAAGAAAAGCAGCAAAAAAAGCCGTTCTGTGAACCCGTTGTCATTGCGTACACCATCCATGCCGATCACATGGTATGCGAAAGGTGGGATTTTGAACCGCCCGACCATATTTGGTGCAAACGGTAGTACGCTAATGGGAGGCGGGGAAGCAGGAAAAGAAGCCGTTCTTCCGATTGACTTATTGAAATCTTATATCAGAGAGGAAAACTCCAGAAACAATGGCATCATGGCACAGATATTGTCCGAAGTAATAAAAGATCTCCAGATTGTGGCGGAGAACAATATTTATCTTGGAGATACGAAATTAGTGTCTGTGATGACGGACATGATCCTGGATAAAATGGGGCAGAAGCATCGGGCATATCGAGCGGCGAAAGGAGAGTAAAGGCAATGTATGATATCTGTTATGGTGGACGGCGGGCCTCTGAGTTTGGGGTCTGCATATCAGACAGACCAGATATTCCAGCGGCGAAAAAGAAGATGGAGAGTATTGAGATTGCGGGAAGAGACGGGATGCTCTACCTGGAGGAAGAGGCCTATGAAGAATCTGAAATTGAAATTCCGATGAATTATATTGGGCCAGAAGATGCTTGGATGGAACGGTGGAGGCTGATCCAGGGATGGCTTTCTGAAAGGAATACGGATTTGATTCTGGGTGATGACCGAAATTATTTTTTCAGAATTTCCAAAGTAGAAATTGACACGAATGAGAGAAGCAGCAAGCGGATAGGATCGTTCAAGGCGGTATTTATATCAAAGGATGGATTATCCTATTTGCAGGATGGGCTCGCAGAATATAGTTGTAAAGCAGTGAGGTATAATCCCTATCTGCTGGCCTATCCAATATATCATATTTCCGGGAGAGGAGTGTGTGAGCTTTCTGTGAATGGAAATTCATTTTCAGTAGAACTTACCGGAGAAGCATACATTGACACCGAGCGAAAGCTAGTTTATAGGTCGGATGGGACTGCAGTGAATAAGGCTGCGAAAGGGGACTTTGAAGATCTGTTCTTGCTTCCTGGAGAAAATGAAGTCGGATATCATGGTGCTTTCCAGGTCCAGGTCATACCAAACTGGAGGCGGTTATAATGATTGAAATTTATGAGGCGGGAAACGAGGATTTCCTGCACAACGGGGATATGACATTATTGCCTGAAAGCTGTGAAACAGAGTGCGAACTCAACGGAAGTTGGGAAATGGAATTATCACATCCAATAGACCCGGATGGGAGATGGACATTGATACAGGAAGGGGCCGTGATTGCGGCTCCTTTGTTTCACTCAAAAAAGCAGCTTTTTCGGATTTACAAAAAGAAAAAAAACAGGATACGCGTAACAGCGTATGCGAGACCGATTCTATATGACGCGGCCAAGGAACTATATCTGAACAGGCTGGAAATATCGGGAACCGGGCAGCAGGTATTGAACTATATAACAAGAGGGCAGGAAAAGTACCGGGCATCCTCTGATATTATAAAAACAGCATATGTAGAATGTATAAGGACAAACCTGATTGAGGCTGTACAAGGTGATGGCGATCATTCCTTTTTGAAGAAGTTCGGAGGGGAGGTGTTCTATGACAATTATGAAATGATAATCAATGAGCAGATCGGCGAAGATAATGGGGCAAGGGCGGAATTCGGATATAATTGCAAAGAGATCGAAGAAGAGATTGATATGTCGGATGTCATAACAAGGATTGTTCCGGTGGCGTATAACGATTACATGCTTGACGGGGAAACCCCGTGGGTGGATAGTCCATTGATTGGCAATTACCCGGTGATCTATACGAAAACGGTAGAGTTTAAAGACGTAAAGCTGGCGACAGATGCCAAAGAAGGAGAGGAAAACTTTGATTCTTTAGAGGAGCTGAGGAGAGAACTTGTAAGACGATGCCAGGAACAATTTCAGGAAGGTGTGGACAAACCGAAATGCAGTTATTCTTGTGATATGTACGCAATCGAGAATACAGAACAATACCGAAATGTAAAAGGCCTGGAAGCGATCGGGCTTGGAGATACGGTACAATGCAAAAATAAGAAATTGGGAATCACGACTACAGCGAGGGCGATTTCGATCACTTACGATAACGTCAGAAAAAAGAATTCCAAAGTGGAGCTGGGGGAGTTCCGTTACAACTACTTAAAAGAGATGTCATCGGTAGCACAGAGAGTGGAGAAAACAATCCGGGAAGATGGCTCCCTGGTTGCGGAGCAGGTTCAGGGGACGATTGATGCCATGAAAGCAAACCTGTACGCACAATCAACGGCCGCAAAAAAGACAAATTCGGCGGCGTTTTTGATCGAAGTGCTGGATGAACTGTCAGCGTTATATGGGGCGATGGAAGCGGGAACACAAGGCCTTCGGGTGGCGAAAGAGAAGCTGCCGGATGGGACGTGGGACTGGAAGACAGCCGTTACAGCAGCGGGAATCATAGCGGATCTGGTCGTTGCCGGAAAGTTGGCGGACAAGCTGGGAAATAATTATTTTGATCTGGATGAAGGAATTATAAATGCGCAGTCAATGATTATTGGGCCATTTGAGGTGACGACTAATGGATTCCTTTATATGAAACATGGAGAGACAACAAGTGATTCGTACTGGAGAGCGATAGTAGGGCCTGATGGACAAACAGGAGAGACCCATTTCCGGTCAGGTCGGATAGAGGCGGATGTGGTACAGACAGACAATATTCATATTGGTACTGTTGGAGTTGATGAGAAGACAACAAAAACCGGGAGGGCGGAGTTCTCTGACGGCTCCTATATGGACTTCGTAGATGGAATCTTTGTAGGAGGGAAGACCGCCGAAGGGGGAACTGTCTGATGGGATACATTGAGAATGGAACAGAGATAGCAAAAAAGCTAAATGAACAATACGGATGGGCCAGAAATCCGATTGTTGCGTACCTGGCAAATGCCCAGCAGGAGTCCAACCTCAATCCGGCCTCCTTTCAGAGCGGACAAGGAAACTGGAATTCTGGCGTAGGCTTGAATCAGTGGACACCGGGAACGAATCTACAGACTAGAGCGCGGGCGATCGGGAGGACGGATTATTTGACCATCGACTGCCAGCTTGCGGTTACTGATTATGAAAGAAGAACAGGGATCCAGTACTATGCGACAAGCGCTTACAATATTTCCTTTAATGATTTCATAAAATCATCAAGGGATATCGAATGGCTTACCTATGCGTGGGAGGCAAACTATGAAAGAGCCGGGACTCCAATGATGGAGAACCGGCTTCGCTATGCGCGGGAATGGGATACAAGAATTGATGGCATCCTGAAAAATATTGTGGAGGAAGCGGTACAATGGGCCATTGATACAGCAAATGACAGCTCGCACGGATATGACCAAGGGAATCGATGGGGACCGGATTATGACTGCTCCTCGTTTCTGACAACGGCGTACCGAAAAGCGGGTCTGTCTATCGGCGGAGGAACAGCAGTTAATACCGCAAATATGAGAAGCTATTTTATGGCGGCGGGTTTCCAAGATGTGACAAGTCAGGTGAACTTCCGGTCAGGCTCTGGAATCATTCGCGGAGACGTTTTAATTACCGGGCAAAAAGGGCACACGGCCATGAGCATCGGAGACGGACAAGTCGTACAGGCAAGCATCAATGAGTTTGGGGGAACGGTTGGAGGACAGACAGGAGACCAGACAGGACAAGAGATCTGGGTTACAAGATATTATAACTATCCGTGGGGATACTGTCTGAGATATCCAGGCGGAGGAAGTGTGACACCTCCAGAACCCAAGAATGTAGCGTTTGTACGGTGGATTCCTGCATAAAAGGGAGGAGGAACGATGGAATCAACAAAAGTTTTAAGTTTGGATTTAAGAGTCAAAGGGATTACAAATGTGATCTTTGCGACACAGCATGATACCGGGCGTTTGGTTAAGGTGCTTCTGTCAGGGACGGAGGGAATGATTTATAAAGCTCGTGTTTACTGTAAAAAACCGTCTGGGAAAGAAACATATACGGAAGGCACCGTATTCAATGATTATTGTGTACTTTTTGGATTAACGGAACAGATGCTGGCAGAGAGTGGGACAGTAAAAGCGCAGCTTCATTTGATGGATAAAAGCAGAGTTGTAACCTCTTTTGAGTTTCATATTCAAGTAAGCCAGAACTTGGTAGCAATGTCCAATATAACGAGTTCTGACGATTACGAGGCGTTGATCGATGCGCTTGGAAGGTTGGAACATATTGATCCAGTCGAGATTTCTGAATCAGAGATTGACGATCTGGATGATGGAGAAACAGAAACTATGTATAGCATGAATATACTAAAAGAATATGGTTCCATAGAGGATATGAATGAGGGATTTTCTTCAGACGGACTGACAGAAGGGTCATTGGTGATTGTCAACACGGGAAATGTAGAAGACGATGAAAATGCGGCAGTATATAAGAAACGGAGCCAGGGGTATGAGTTTCTGGTTGACCTATCAGGGAAACGGGGAGCGACAGGCCCGCAGGGTCCGCAGGGGAAACAAGGCATACAAGGACCGACCGGTCCGCAAGGCCCTCAGGGTCCAAAAGGGGAGCCTGGGGAGGTGGAAGGTGTAGAACAAATTGAAAATTCAGATATTGATGCGTTGGGAGGCGGTTCGTGATGCGTATCTTGAAATTTCATGTGAAAGGCCAGAACCTTGTGAAGGACCAGCAATGCGATTTTAGTGGAATTGTAGCGGAGACAGAAGGATATCTCAATGCGGAATTTTTTTGTAGTAATGAATGGAAGGGATGCAAAAAAGTAGCCGGATTTACCAAACTGGGAAAAGAATATTATGCTCCTGTGATAAATGGAAGGTGTCAGATACCGAAGGAAGCGCTGACATTTACGTCATTTGAGGTGCGACTGTATGGGAAAAGGGAAGGATACCGGATCACGACAAATTCCGTAACTATACACCAGGAAGGGGTGAGGCAATGACTGGATTAGAAGAAGTTTTTGCGGAGATGAATCTGGAAGAAGAGGAGATTCAGGAGACAGAACGATGCAGAATCGATCCGGAGACAAGAGAGATTATTGTTCCTGATGCTATCCAGTTATTGGGCGTAGAATCGGATGAAAAAGTAGAAAGAGTTTTATTTCAGTGTCCCAAGATGGTGGGGGATCATATCGATTTATCCGAACTGATTCTGTTTATCAATTATGAAAACGCCAATGGAGAATTTGGGGTGTATTGCATTGATGATGTAGAACTATCAGAGGGAAATATCCTGTTTTCGTGGCTTCTGTCGAGGAAAGTAACAAAATACAAAGGCAATGTGAAGTTTATTCTATGTGCTAAAAAAACGGTCGATGATGGAACACTGAAAAATGAATGGAACACGACTGTGAATCGCCAATGTAAAGTATTGGAAGGGCTGGAAGGAGAATTGCCAGAACCCGATCCGGAAGAAGAATCTGTCTTGTTGGGGTTGATAGGACAAGCTACTGATGCGATTACGAGAACGAATAATGCATCAAAGAAGGCAGAGGACATCACAAGAGAGATACAAGGGAAAATAGAATCAGGAGAGTTGACAGGTCCACAAGGTCCGCCAGGGCCTCAGGGAGAGACAGGTCCGCCAGGACCGCAGGGTCCAAAAGGGGAAGACGGAGTGGCATCTGTGACACAACTGAATCCGGGAATGTTTGGAATGTATGTGAATGAAGAGGGGCATCTGATAATGACACATAATGATAATGAACCGGCGCCGCCATTGTCAATAAGAGATGGTAAATTGATATATACAATTTCATAGAAAGGATAGGGAAATATGGCACAGGAATTAGATTTGGGTAGTGTGATTGGCCCTCAGGGCCCAAAAGGCGAAACCGGCCTGCAGGGACCGAAAGGAGAAACAGGAGCCACCGGGCCACAGGGGCCGAAAGGTGAAACTGGTCCGCAAGGACCAAAAGGAGAAGATGGGAAATCGGTCAATATTAAAGGATCGTATGAAACAACAGGAGAACTACCGGAAGATGCGGAACCAGGTGACGGATATATTATTGACGGGAATCTGTATGTCTGGGATGGAAGTACATGGAATAATGTGGGAAAGATTCAAGGCCCACAGGGTCCAAAAGGTGAAACAGGTTCACAGGGACAAAAAGGAGAAACAGGAGCCACCGGGCCACAGGGGCCGAAAGGTGAAACTGGTCCGCAGGGTCCAAAGGGGGCGGATGGGAAGACGCCAACATTTCGGATTGATGAAAGGGGTCATCTGATGGTTAGCTATGAAAATGAATAGCAGGAGGGGATTATGGCAGTAAAAGAAGTTGATTTAGGGTTGGTGACAGGACCGGCAGGTCCACAAGGTCCGCAGGGGAAAACTGGCCCACAGGGGCCGATTGGTGCGGCCGGGAAAGCGGCGACCATTAAAATCGGGAAAGTAACGACAGGAGAGGAAGGAAGCAGTGCTAAAGTAACTAATTCAGGTACAGAAAATGCGGCTGTATTGGATATTACAATTCCATGTGGGGCCACCGGACCGCAAGGTCCGAAAGGAGCGACCGGAGCCACTGGACCGCAAGGCTCAGCCGGAGAAAAAGGGGCCACCGGCCCAGCCGGACCGACAGGTCCACAAGGAAAGCAGGGAATCCAAGGACCAAAAGGAGAAACAGGAGCCACCGGACCGCAGGGTCCGAAAGGAGCAACCGGGGAAGCGGCTAGTATTAAAGTGGGAACTGTTACGACCGGGGCAGCGGGAAGTGAGGCATCCGTCACAAATGCAGGTACAGCAAGTGCTGCCGTATTGAATTTTACAATCCCGCGTGGAGCGACCGGAGCTACCGGACCACAAGGACCAAAAGGAGAAACAGGAGCCACCGGACCGCAGGGTCCGAAAGGAGCGACCGGGGCCACCGGCCCACAAGGGCCACAGGGTCCGGCGGGGTCAGACGCGAATGTACAGTCCGTTACAACATCAGATATTGATGCATTATCAAGTTAAGGAGGAAAGACGATGAAATATTTGGATTTAACCGGACTACAGTATTTTTACAAAAAATATATAAAAACACTGGGCAGTGCCGCAAAACAGGCTGTGGCAAATAATTTGACTACCACAGCAGCGGGAAGTGTCCTGGATGCAAGACAGGGGAAGACGCTGAGTGATAAAATCGCATCTGAAACGAAGACATTGAATAGTGAAATTAAAACGATCAATACTTCTTTGGGAAATATTCAGGCTTTTGCAGTTAAAACAGTCAATATATCAAAACCAAATACTTGGGAGGATCAAGTAATAAAATTCCCGGAAGCGTTTACAAAAGCACCATGTGTTATTGTACAGGCACAGACTGGGCAGAATGATACCTCAGTATGGGCAGATGCTATAACGACAACACAGTTCACGCTAAAAAAATATAGACCTACTGCATCGGCATTTGCGCTACAGGTCATTGCAATCGGTTTATAATCATAATGAATTTTCAAGAGCAGAGAGGAGAAGAAAAAATGGAAAAACTTGTATTAACTGATAACACAGAACTGGAAATTATGGATGGAGCAAGCCTGGATTACATTCGGATTCAAACAGATAATTTTGCCGCACTGGATCAGATAGCAGGGGCGCTCAAAAAAGAAGGGAATCTTGCTAAGGTACAATTTAAAACAGACGATGAGGTGACGGGAGAATATGAAGACTTATATCTGGAAAGGCCTATGTTTCAAGAAGCAGATATGACGCCGGATGGAAATGTGGTTTCCGTTATTGCTTTTCGAGAGAAAACGGAGTTGGAAAAGAGAGTGGATGCGATTGAAAGGGGACAGGAAATTCAAAATGGAGCATTAGAAGATCTTGGCCAAGTTGTATCTGAAATTGCGGAAGGAGGAGAAAAGTAATGGTTGCATTTTATGTAGATAGAATTGCAAAAGGGTTCATGGAACTAGAACAGGTTCCTACTTTATGGAAGGAAAAAGTGAAAGAAGAACTAGGAAAATAAAAGGGGTAATGAAGAATGGAGATCAGAGCGAGACCGTGAACCGGTCTTATTTTTGTGCAAAAAATGATAGGAGAGAAGTGGGTATGTATACTCAGTGGATTGCGCTTGTAATATCGCTGTTGGGATTTTTGGCATCAGTATATTACAGCAATAAAAACAGCAAAAAAACAGA